AAACCACCTAACAAAGATATCGGAATAAAGCCCCCTTGCTCAGACGAACAAGCGGCCATTGCGTCAGCGGCAGTGGCGATTCGTAAGGCGATCTGTGATTTCTGCGAGCATCGGATTGTAGGTATGGGACTTAAGGGACTGGTCCTTGGGTATCTCAAGTCTCTATCCCCTGGGATGGCCCCTACGCGGGGCAGCGAGTTTCCCCGCACTCTTAAGCAACATCCCCTTGACCATGACCGCTCAACAGAGAGTAGTTGGGGCAATCTGATCTGTCACCACGTCGGCAATACGATTCTCGCATACTACGACTCCCTGGATGCGGGGAGGCCGACTGAGCATTTGCTTGCGAGAGTTGAGTGGTTGCGGGAGATCGCTCTGTGCCCCACCGCATTCCTCCCGTATGGGTCAGTGCAAACGGGTTATTGTCTGATGACCCTACCCGCAATCAAGGCGCTTGAAGTTGTGCATCGAAGTATGCCCCCTGTCCCCCATGCGAAGAAGATATGAAAATGCCCGAACTAATGAGAGCAAAACAGGTTATAGAGAAACTGCGGCTTCCGGTTACATGGCAGACCTTACTCGTATGGGCCAAAGCCGGGCGTATTCCATGCACGCGGATCAACGGGCGGATGATCTTATTTGACCTGGCTGCGGTTGTAAAAGCGCTCAGCAATGACGTAACTCCTGCTACTCCTGCGGTTGGGGAGAACAATGTGGAGAGTGGACGGGATTTTCAGATATGACTAAACCCCCACCCCCACCCCCTCAATTCCCCGGCGGCATGAAGATGCTCCCCGTGCAATTAGAGGATTACGCCCTCAAGCAGCTTGAGCACTACAAGCTGCCCATGTACTCTGCCTACGTTCCCGCGTGGGTGAAGGTGCTGAAGGATTGCCGCTACCCCACTGATGTCCTTGTCATCGACTTTGAGACGTATTTCGATGGCGAGTACAAACTGGCGGGTAGGGGTGACGGACTGAGCACGGTTGAATACGTCACCTCGCCCGAGTTTGAGGTGCTGGGGATGGGGACTTTGTTGATGGATGGGGGCAAGGCCCCATTCGGCGATTACCAAAACCAGACTCGGTTCTATCTTGGGGAAACTCACGTAACAGAACACTTCGATTATCTTCAAGAGGAGTACGGCCAGAACCTCGAAAAGCTCACGGTAATCGCTCACAACGCTGCCTTTGATCTGCTAATCTTGAAGGAGAAGTATGGCATCAGTCCTCCCCACGTCATTGACACATTGGGACTTGCTCGACATTGGAACGCTCGTACCTCAAATAGCCTTGACGCCCTTACGAAACGATTTGCTCTGCCCCAAAAGGGCGACACCTCGCAATTTAAAGGCGTCACCTACCGCAAGCGATTCGCCAAAACCTCAAAAGGCAGGAAGAAAGGACCGAGACTCCCAACTCCGATCTCCCTCATTCCCCTGGGGCAAGAACAAACTCTAGTCGCCTATGGCAGTAATGACGTGATGCGAGAGTGGGAACTGTTCACGATTCTGCTGCCTCGCCTCGGTCGCCCCGATGTTGAGCTTCCCCTGATGAAGCACACCCTTGAGTTGTTCCTGTCCCCTACTCTCTGCGTGGACAATGAGAAGGGGGTCAACCTCATACAGCGGATGGAAGCTGAGATTGACGCGGTATTGCAGCCCACGGGATTGACTCGTATCGAGGTAAATGGGGATTTGCGATTTGAGCAGGAACTTATTGATGCTCTGCGGGGTGTCGAGGATAATCCCGCACAATACTACAAGACCGGGAAGAGTGGGTTTATTCTCGCCATAGCAAAGGATGATCCGCAACGGGCGAAGTTAGAGAAACACCCAAATGAGAAGGTACGTCGGTTGATGGCAGCGAGAGCAGCTACGTCGTCATGGCCCCTTCATATTAAACGGGTGCAACGAATCATGGCTCAGGCAACAGCGACGGGGGGCAAACTGGCTGTGCCCCTCAAGTACTATGGAGCGCACACGGGGCGTTGGAGCGGGGGAGAGAAGATCAACCTCCAAAATTTGGGCAGTCGGGGCCACAAGCTCGTTAATGAAGTGCGGGAGATGCTTGTGGCCCCACCGGGACACGCTCTAGTGATCGCAGACGCGGCTCAGATCGAGGCTCGTGTGCTCGCATGGATTGCGGGGCAGGATGATCTTGTAACGAAATTCGCTCGCAATGAAGAGGTGTACTGCGGATTCGCGTCAAAGGTGCTGGGGTGGGCAGTGCGCAAACCCCGGAAAGACGGGGGAGGGATTCCCGCTATCGAAGCTCGGATGCGACGGGCGAGAAACAGTATTGGCAAGATTGGGATACTCGGCTGCGGGTACGGGATGGGTCAAGATCGGATTCACGAAATGGGCGAGGGGGAGTTTGACCTGGATACGGCCCTGAAGATCAGGGACACGTATCGAGCCGAACATCCCAAAATCACACAGTTTTGGAAGGATATCGAGCGGGCATTCAGTTATACGGCCCGTTACCGCAAGTCCTGCGAGATGCCCCGTGGTCTGAGGTTCCGTAGTATGCCCGATTGCGATGTAGCCATTGTGCTGCCGTGCGGTAGGGAACTCTACTACCACAAGGTTCGGCTCAAGGAGGGTGGGAATTTCGGCCCGACGATTGAGGTATGGAATGAGATGACGAAGAGTTGGGGTCATGTGTGGGGAGGACACTTGGCTGAAAATACAGTGCAAGCAATGTCGAGAGACATTCTTGCCGAAGCGATTTTAAGGCTTGAGGACTTGGGCTATTACGTTGCTTTGCATTGTCACGATGAAGTCGTGGCTGTTGTGCCAGAGGATCAGCCAGAACAAGCGTTGCTAATAGCAATCCAAGAAATGAGTAAACGCCCGGCGTGGGCACCCGACTGTCCCCTGGGTGCTGAGGGTAAGGTCTCTAAGTTCTACTGTGCGCACTGATGAACCTACCTACTCGGGATTTTCGCTTCTACTGCGGAATTGATCCGGGATTTTCCGGGGCGATTGCTTGGATGAACGCAACAGGGAGTAGCGTGCATGTCGAAGATATGCCCACAACTGAGAAGAAGGGGAGAGTCGAGTTATGTCTGCCTACGCTCCGGGGGCACTTTCTACGGTTGTGTCGATTGCCCGATTGCGCCCTCGCAATCGAAGACCCCCATACTCGGCCCGGTGAAGGGGCTGAACGGTCCATGCGATTCGGCAAGCAATTGGGTTACTTGGAGGCATTCGCTTTTCTCAAAGGTCTTAATTACTTCCTGATCGCTCCTAACCTCTGGAAAGGCAGACTCGGCTTAGACGGTAAGGACATTGCGGGGGCGAATGACCGAGCTGCTGAGGAATTTGAACGCCTCTACCCCGAGCACAAAACTCTGATCCATGGCCCCCGAGGGGGAATTCTTGATGGCAGAATGGATGCACTGCTAATCTGCCACTTTCTAAGAATGTGTACGGGCAGTGAGACAGACAGGAAGTTTGGTAAACAGTCTCCCGAAGCCCTCGCGTATTGTGCGAGTGGGGGTGGTAGGAGTCACGGAAAGCGACCAATGAAGTCTTTGCGAGGTTATAGGAATGCCCCAAGTTAATCCCCGATGCTTTCACATTTCCGCGAGTGCTATATCCGCTTTGAAGGCGTGCCCCCAGCGTTTCAGACTCGCCTACCGCGAGGGTTTGCGGCTCACTGCAGACACCGACAGCCAGCGTATGGGTACAAACTGGCATTCGATGCACGAGGTTTACGCCGGAGCGAGGGTTGAACAGGCCCGTGTTGAACTCGGTGATCGTGGCCACGAGGAGAGGAAAGAGATTGCTCTAGGTGAGGTTGTTGAACATTTGAATCAGCGATATAGGCAAATGCCCGCGAGTAAGACAGCAAAAGAGTGGGCGCTAGAGAGGCAGATTCTCCTCACCAGTTTCATCGGGTATCTTTGGTACTGGCAGAATGACCCCGTAGAGGTGTTGGCTTCTGAGGTGCCCTTTGATCTACCCCTTCACGCCCCTAGAACGGGATTACCCTTACCCCTACATGAAGTCGTGAGAGTCGGGAAATTCGACCATATTGTCAGATGGCAGGGGATGGTGGGGTGTATGGAGCGAAAGAGCACGAGCCGATCCATTGCTTCTGACTCTGACTACTGGGATAGGGCAAAGAAGGATACACAGGTTTCGATGTATGCCCTGGCTTTCCGTGATCTCGTCGAATTCGAGGGCAATGATATTCTGAGTGCTGCGGGGGTAGAGTTCTCCACGGATGATCGCCCTGGCAATACCCTCTACGACGTTTGGCACAAGCCGACGATCAAGCCCGCAATGCTGACTCAAAAGGAGACCGCTGAGTTCATTCAAACCGGAGAGTATTGCGGGCAAGTGTTTGCGGTTGTGTATACTCCCGATATTGACAATCCGGGACAACAACAATCCCGTTCGATGACGGTGGGTGGTGAGGTGGCTGAGATCGAGCAGGGTAAAAAAGGCTTCGCAATCAGGGAGACGGTGGAGATGTTCGGTGCTCGACTCTTGGCTGATATCCACACGCGGCCCGAGTTCTACTACGCCCGCAAGGAGATTGTTCGTACAGATCAGGAAATTCGTAAGTTTCGATGTGAGTTGTTCAACATCTACGAGATGCAACGGCTGTTCGATAAGACGGGGCATTGGTATGAAAACGAGTCGCAATGCAGGGCTACTTTCCCTTGTTCGTATATCCCGATTTGCTTTGGGTGTGGTGCTGACGCCGTGTGTGATGGGTGTACCACCCCTCCCGGCTTTCGGCGTCTTTTTGTTGACCCCGTTTTAGACGCGGGATTAATTACGGAGGAAGAATGAGATGGAAGACTAAACCCATCCCGAAACAGGGGATGAGACGGATTGTTTCGCGGTTTCTCTGGTGGCCACGGTATTTCGATGGTGAGGCTCGCTGGTTGGAACGGGCGAGGATACACCAGATGTATATTGAGGAGTATTTTCAGGGTGATGATTCATCTCATTGGCAAGATACGGCTTGGGCCGATTAATTAAGAAGCACCTATGCGATTTTTCGTACAGACGTGTTGGTTATCGTGGATGTTTGGTGCTGAGTTGTACATCGGTAGGACCGCATACTGCCTTGTGATTCGGATCGGACCGGTGTGGTTGCAAATAAGTATCGGTCTTTAATAGGAGAACTAATGAACTTGTATTTCGCCTTTACGTGGAGAGATTGGTTGTTCGGAGTCGCATGGGTGAACTTTGGGGGCACTGTGATTGAGATCGGCATTGGGCCGTTGCGTCTCGTCCTCTCTACGGAGGCCCCACTTGACTAAACCCCCTTCGCTAACGAAACCCCTCACTCTGGGCAAACCCTCTGCTGTCTCCGCTCGAGTGGCTAAGGTGTTCAGTATCAGACCTTGGACGAGCGAGGGTCAAGGTAAGAAGATCGTGATGTATGGCAAGAGTGGCATCGGCAAAACGACCCTTGCCGCAATGGCTCCCGGTGCTGTGTTCATCGGGGTAGACGATGGCGGGCGGATGATCCCGAACTCTAAGACGGGCGAGCCGGTGAACGCAATCCCGGATATCGTCGGGTTTCAGGATGTGCGGGATGTCCTGCATCAGAAGAATCTATGGCCCGAGGGCTGTACCGTTGTCATCGACACGGTGACGAAACTAGATGAGCAGATGGAACCGTACATCTATGAGCACTACAAAACTGCACAAGGGGGTACGGTTGCGAGTATGCGAAAATACGGGTGGGACGGTCCCGCTCATCAGCTTGAGTGTTACCGGTTGCTTCTCTCCGATCTCGATGCCCTGGTACGGACGGGGCGTAGCGTGATTCTTTTGGCCCAGCTTGCTCAGATCACTCTAGCGAACGCAGAGGGCATGGACTATCTTGAGGACGGACCTAAACTTCAGCACAACAAGCAGTACAGCGTGCGCTTGGAGTTGTGCGAGTGGGCCGATCACGTCTTCCGCATTGGTTATGCCGATTTCCGCGTAGCTGCGGATCACGACAAAGCGAGGGTCGGGAAGGTGCAAGCGACTGATGCCGTGCGAAGCGTGTACACCGGCGGGGCACAACACTTCATTGCCAAGTCCCGACCCATCAACGGGTATCGCATTCCCACGGTGATTAGTTTCGCCGAAGCTGGGGATGACTCATTGTGGTCGTTTGTTTTTGGGGGAGCGAGGGTAGAAACATGAGAAACCGTTTTGCTAAATTACTGACCGATGTAATGAATCTCCATGAGGAACTCCTTAACGAACAGAAGGAGGCGTGTGCTGAGGTGCAGCGGGAGCGGGATAATGTGGAGGAACTCCTTAACGAACAGAAGGAGGCGTGTGCTGAGGTGCAGCGGGAGCGAGATGATGTGGAGAAACTCCTTAACGAGCAGGAGGATGCGTGTGTTGAATTGAAAGACACATGTTCTGATCTACAGGACAAGATTCGTGAGTTTGAGGAGAAGAAGACTGGAGATTAATGGCGGCGAACATTCTGTTTTTAATCGGTTGCCTGTTTTTTATGGCGGGCACATTAGTGAACATACGGCGTTTACTCTAAGAGGTGATCGTGAATCAACTGGATACGGCTGGCGTTTATCGTGGTGAAATTCTCGAATCGGCTTTGGGCGAATCATCGGGCGGTTTTCCGCAAGCGGTGCTGCGGCTCAAGGCCCTTGAGAAGTGGGTCGATGACAAGGCAGGGATGGAGCACTTCAAGTTTACCGAACCGGGTTGGGTAGACTGGTCTTCTTTCGACGAGGATATTGTTGCCTACCTCGTGTTGTTCAACTCTACTGAGGTGTTTGAACCAGGGCAGACAGACCTCAAGAACTACGGGCAGTTGAAACTGGCTACAGGGTGGGATGGCGAGGAGTTTGACTCGCTCGGCAACGGAGCATTGGTCGGCAAGAAGCTCTTGTTCCGACTGGAAAACCACGAGTATCAAGGGAAGGTGAAACCTCAGATCAATTGGATTGACGCATGGGAGTCCTCCCCGACCCGCGAGTTGAAGTCTCTTGACGCCGCTGCGGTCAAGACTCTCAATGCCAAGTTGAAGGTCACTCGCTCTGTGCGGCCTGCATCTGCCCCCGCGAAGCCCGCAGCCCCGGTCAAGCCCCCCACTCCCGGCCCGAGTGTCAACATGGAAAAGATGGCAAAGGCTCAGGCTGATGCGGCGGCGGCGAGGGCGGAGAACCCTACGCTTGGTGCCGGGGTCTCGAAACCTACTACCGCTACACCCGCTGCTGCGAAAACTGGGTCTTCGACGGCCACGCCTCCGGTTGCCCCGAAGCGAAGCCCCGGTCGTCCTCGAAAAAACGCCACTGTTCCTCCCCCCGCCCCTGCTCCTGTTCCCGTCCCCGTTCTCCCGCCCGCAGTTGACGAATCGCCCGATTTGGCAACAGGTCTCCCCGGTGAATGCACCCAAGTCGAGGGTTGGGATTATGTATGCATCAACAAGGGCGATAACAGTGATACCGATATTGAATCGGCCTGGATCGACGCATGTACCGAAGTCGGCGGTGACAAGGACGAAACTGAGTTTACCCCCGCTGATTGGGCAAAGGTGCGTGATCTCGTAATTAAGGACCTTGCACTGTGATCTGATCTCCACCCAATTAAGTCCCCTCGCTCCGGAAATGGGGGGCCTTCGGTGGAGTAATGTTTGTCCGTTACTCCCGGACATTAAATTGGAGTAGGTTGGCCGGTAGTTTAGCCAGATAGAACGCCTCCCATTTGTGGAGGAACGTTGGTGCAACTCCAACTCGGCCCACTAGTCCTATGCCGATAATCAACAAAATAGAATCGCTGTTGGAGAAGTTTCAGGGTAATGTTTATTCTGGAATGCTCGGGGTTTTAGCAGAGCATCTTGGGGTATCGGCGGCTTCTCTTACCCGTCTTGCTTTGGGCTGGGTGCCCATTGTTGAGTTTACCAAAGGGCCCAATTATCAAGGTTGGTGGGTGATCCCCGAGCGGGATGCAAACGGAGAACCCGTAGGGCTTAGCCTCCGCTCGCAAAACGACATGAAGGTCATGTTTCCCAAGTCGAAACATGGCCTCATCTATGAGGTCAACCCCAAGCACAAGCGAGGGGGAATGGCGTATCAGCCGGGGTCTGAGAACTGGGTGAGAACGATGGACGCTGGGGTCTTGTGCCCCATCTGCGATAAACCCGATGGTTGTTTGCTCTCATCGGAGAACCCCGAAGACCCCAAAGCTGTCATCTGCATCAGGGTTGACTCGCCCCGGCGGATGAAGATGGGGCATTTGCACATCCGTAAGACTGAGGGGCAATTCTCTTCTGATACCTCTGCTCTGCCCCCGAGCGAGTACCCCGTAATCAACGTAGAGGGCATGAGTGATGTTGCGGCAGCAATGGACTTGGGGTTTGTCGCGGTGGGGCGTCCCTCGAATCAAGCGGGGTTGGGTGAGGCAGCCGAAATACAAAGGGGTCGGGATGTCCTGATTGTCGGAGAGAACGATAAAAAGTCCGACGGGAAATGGCCGGGTAAAGAGGGCATGGAAGCATTGGCAGAAGTGCTCAGACGCTCGTGCAGGAGCGTGCGCATGGTCATGCCCCCAGAACACATCAAGGATTTGAGGGCGTGGTATGCTAAGTACGGGCTGACCCGCGAGAAGCTGTTGGCCTATGCGGAGGAGAACGGGCGAGAGCACGCAGAAGGGGCTGTGCTCCCCGATGCCCTCAATACCACGATTGCCTCCGTATACCTGAATCAGAGGCATCGGTTGGGGGATCGGTATTTGTTGCGGAATTGGCGGGAAGAATGGTGGAGGTTTTCTGCAGGCAGGTATCGGAGGCTCACTGAGGCCGAGTTTGAACAACCCTTACTCCTGTGGGGCGACGGCAAGATGTACCTGTCACAGACAGCAAAAGGGCCGAGTTCCGAACCGCTCAACCTCGGATCAGGGTTGATCGTGAATATAGAGAAGCACATACGAAAGGCTACCTTGATTACTTCTGAAAACTGTCCTTGCTGGCTCAACGGGGTTGAGGGGGAAGACCCTAAGAACCTGATTATGTTTGCCAATGGGTTGCTCAGTGTCAACACGTTTGGGTTACAGCCCGAGACACCTGACTTCTTCAGCACAGTTGTGATCCCCTACGCCTTTGACGCTTCGGCGAAATGCCCGCTGTGGCTCACGTTTCTGGATGACATATTCGAGGGATCGGATCAGCAATTAAAGGTTGGTCTGTTGCAAGAGTGGTTTGGGTATTGCCTTGTCCCCGACACCAGTATGCAGAAAATGATGTTCCTGCGGGGACCGACGAGTGCGGGGAAGGGCGTTATTCTCCAAGTCCTCAACACCCTTGTTGGTGAGGACCAGTCTTCCTCCACAAGTTACGGGTGTCTGGCCGGGGACTTCGGACTTCAGCCACTAGTGAACTGTCTCATCTGTACCATTCCGGATGCTGTCGTGACCCCCAAAGCGGACATGCCGCGAGCATTAGAGTTGCTGTTGAGTATCACTGCGGGGGATGGTTTACAGGTCAACCGTAAATTTATGGAGGCGATCAAACGACTCCGGCTGTTTGCTCGAATCAGCATTGCCGCCAATGAGTTTCCCGAGTTGACCGATAATGCGGGGGCGATGCTGCGACGGCTGAATATCCTGGAGTTTACCCGCTCCTTTGCGGGTCGAGAGGATATCGAACTTGAACACAAACTCGTCAAGGAGATCGCAGGTATTGCAGTGTGGGCACTTGCGGGATTGAAGCGACTCAGGGAGCGGGGTGTGTTCTCTCTTCCCGAATCCAGCAAATTAGCCCTGGCTGAGTGGCGGATCACGACAAGCCCCCTCGCGTCTTTCGTTGAGGAGTGCTGTGATATCGAAACAGAATTAGAGGTGGGGAAGGATGAGTTGTTTGACGCCTGGACGGGCTGGATCGGAGAGAGGGGGATCAAGCCAGTGTCCCGGAGTCGTTTCATGGAACGGATGAAGGCTAACGCCCCGTCCGCCCACAGTGCTACCTATGAGAGGGGTGGGATCGTCTACAGCGTTTATCGGGGGGTGACGTTGAAAAATTGGGCAGCGAAAAAGTACACGGGTAGACCTAACTAGGTGAATTCAATGAGTATCGAAGATTCAGATTTGGAACGATGGATGCGAGAACAGATTTTTCCACGTGGCAGATTTACTTACAGAGGAAAACCGATAGGAGACAGGAACGTGATTTTACCCACAGAAAAAAACGACCGTAAAGAACGTCCGATTGCTCGCGGTGTACTCGACTATTTCCCCGATGCAATAGCCGAGGTTGCCCGAGTGAGTCTCATCGGAAATCAGCAGCATAATCCCGGCGAAACTATGCACTGGACACGCGAGAAATCAACGGATCATGCCGATTGCATTGCACGGCATTTGATTGAGCGAGGCAAGATTGACACTGACGGGTTGCAACATACCGCGAAAATTGCGTGGCGGGCATTAGCGATGCTCCAGGAGGAGATAGAGCGTTTTCCCCTAAGTTTCCAATGCCCCGTCTCCGCACCCGAACCCGAACCCACAAACCGAGAATTCTACAGCTATTTTCCCCCCCGCAGAGTGTGCTCAACCACGGACCATCAAGAATTAATGGCACTTGGGTGTGATCCTGTAGTATCTTTCAATATTGCATGCGGCACCACTCATCCCGCCAAGGGGAGTAACCCTGACGACAAGTGGATATATCTCGCGGGGCCGATGCGAGGCCTCGCGGAATTCAACTTCCCCGCTTTCGACGCAATACGGGATCAGTGGGTGCGATGGGGCTTTACAGTCATCAGTCCCGCTGACATCGACCGGGCCGGGGGCATCGGAGATGTGAACGACCCCAAACCCTTCGTCTATCGTGATCTCTTTGCCCTACTTTTAGTCGCGAGTCGCAAAGGGTCAATCGTTATGCTGCCGGAGTGGGAAAAGAGCACGGGAGCTACTGCTGAGTTTTTCTTGGCTCGTTGGTTGGAGTTGAGGATCAGAGATGCGGAGACGGGTAATCTTCTCCGATATTGCGACGTGAATTATCTCCGCGTACTAGAAGTCCTTTCCAAATCTCTACCGGGAGACGTATGAGTCGAGTTCTCGCCATAGGCGATATCCATGCTCCGGTCACCCATCCCGGATATCTTCCGTTTTGTTGGGATTTGTTCAACAAATATAACTGTGAAAAGGTTGTACTTATTGGCGACGTGGTTGACTGGCACAATATCTCTTTTCATTCGCGTCACCCCGATGCCCCCGGCCCTAGCGAGGAATATGCCCGGGCACAATCGAGAGTCTCCCGCTGGGTTGAGGCATTCCCTAACGCGAGGGTTTGCATCGGAAATCACGATGAGCGGCTAATCAGACTAGCAGAGACGGTGAATATCCCCGCCCAACTGGTGAAAACACTCAAAGAGACGTGGGGTACGGGCAGGTGGAAATGGGAATATGACTTCATCATAGACGATGTGTACTACTTCCACGGTACGGGGTGCTCGGGTATTCACCCCGCATACAACGCCATGAAGAAGATGCTGATGAGCGTGGTAATGGGCCATTGCCACTCCGCAGCCGGAATTAAATGGGCTGCCAATCCCCTTCGCCGTATCTTCGGAATGGATGTGGGTTGTGGAATTGACGACAAGAAATACGCCTTCAATTATGGGCAGTACACGAAAACCAGATCAATCCTCGGGGCCGGGGTTGTGCTAGACGGTGTGCCGTATCACGAAATCTGCCCCATCGGCCCCGGAGAGAAATATTGGAAGGGCAGGTTCAAAAAGGCATGAAGCCCCGATCAGAAGAATACTTACGAGTATACCAGCCCGCGTATCAAAAAGCCTACCGTCTAACCGACGCGGGTAAAGTCGCATGTAATCGTGCTCAAGTACGCTATCGAGTTTCCGCAAAGGGAAAAGTTACTAGGGCACGTATCAATTCCCTCAGACATAAACTGCATCCAGATCGGGAAAAGGCTACCCATACGGTGAATAACGCCATTCGTGATAGGCGACTGATTAGATTGCCCTGCGAAATATGCGGAGACGCCAAAGCGGATGGGCACTACAAAGATTACTCAAAACCCTTGGATGTTAGATGGCTCTGCCGGAAACATCATAAGGAATTACACAAGGCGAGATTCAAATGACTTGTCAATGTACCCAAGTGAGGTGATGGATGCTTACCTACTTTATAGACGCCCGTGTTGATCCGCCGGGAACACTGGCTGACGGACGCTTAGCCCCATCTGTCCGCACGACTATTTGTATGGCAACTGGCGAGGGGAACAGAGAAAGTAGTCCGCATTTGTACGGAGTAAGACTCAGGCGTGCTCTACGCCATCTTCGTGAACTCGTGGGGCGTAAAACCCGCGTAACGCATCTGGTATTTAGCGGACCTTGGCAAAGCGATGATTTCTCTCCTGCCCATTAGAACCCGAGACGATTTGGCCAAAGTGGCTACGGAGTATGCCCCCACTTCTGCCTGCGGGCGAGCCATTGGGGAGGGTCGTTTCACGATTCTCGGGGGGTTCGCATCCCCCGAGAGTCTTCCCTGTTGGATTATGAACGTTGTGTGCAAGCACGGTCAGACCCACAATATCAGGGTGAGTTGCTGTGAGAAGCGACGAACCTACCAGATCGACTTCCCCAAGTGCATTCCGTGGGCTAACTGGATTGGAACGCGGGGTGGAAAGCGACCCCTGATTGATGGGGATGACCCCAAACGCGGGGCCTTTGAGAGAATGAGAGCTATACATGGAAGAAAAACCGAGACAACCTCCCAAACGTGTCAAGATGTGCGATGCCTATGACTACATTAGGAAACACTTCCCCGACACCGGGGGTGTGTCACGAATGACGCCCTACAATTGGGCGAAGATTGGCATCAGAGGAGTGAAGTTACAGACGATGAGCCGAGGCTGGCGGATGTATACGACAAAGGAGTGGATCAGTGAGTTCCTGGCTAATACTTACACCTACAGATAGAATCGACCTTGAGTGGATCGGGGCCGAGGACTTGCTCAAACACGCTCAGGCCGATGGTTGGCTGTGGTGGAATCGACAGGGGATTGTGGGCAATTTCTCCCCCGGTTTTTTGCGTGGTGTCTGCCGCCTGTACCTAGACTACAAAAAGTTGCAAGCATTCGGGCTGGGTGGGGGGGAGATTTCTAAGAGTATCAGGACAATCGACTGGGCGCAGTGTGGCAACAGGCGAAACGAATCAGATTGCACCCAGCAATTTACAAAGACGCTCAATCCCAAATCCCGTCCCAAGCCCCCCCATTACCGAGGCCCCGAGCAGTAGCCAAAAGGTACGCCGTACTCGCAGGATTACACCCCCGTGAGAGGTTTCGTCTATGTTATGTGCTCCTACCACCTGTTGCATTTGAGCGGGGAATACTACCTCAAGGTAGTGGTCAAAATACCGCCGCACTTCTAGCTCGGCAATCCGCTGGATTTCTAACTGTTCTGCCCCTGTCAGCATGACTCCTACTCCTCCTCTTGTGCGGCGGACTCTCTCAAGTCTCCTATATTCAACCGCCCACTCCGCCGATTCCTATTGTACTCATCCAGCAATGTACGAGCTTTTCCTGTGTTTCCAACCCGCATTGCAGCGGTTGCCTGATCCTTCAAATTTTTTGAAGCTTTACGTTCGCTAGTATCCCGTGGAGGGTATTGCACATCGGAAAACACCATCTTCTTTTTCCCTGCCGGCAGGAGAGAGTTGTATTTATCCATCCATGCTCGGGCTGTGCCGGGGTCTCCACCACTGTACGCCGTATACGCCCTCCGCCGCATGTCCATCAGGGAAGCATTGAAGTCCGCCTTCGCTACTTCCTTCCTGGCGTGATACCCATGCCCAAAGGGTGCCCAGTAATACAGGGCATCGCCCGCGAGCGGGATATACCGCACAGCCTTGCTGCCCTTGCCCCAACTCTGACCCGTCACGTCTTTCCAGACATCCGTTACGAATCCCACGGGGGGAGAAACGAAGCGTAATGCCGCCGCTACCGGGTCTGAGGCTGCTGTCTTGAGGGCATATGTGCTCAGGCCCGCCAGACCCAGAATCGAATTGACTGCCGCGAGGGGCAAATCCTC